AAGCTACTTATAAGCTAGTAAAGGCGGCTATAGAAGTTGGATTTACAAGAATAGGTATAAGTAGAAAAAACAATTTTGTTCACGTTGGAGTTGGCTATGAAGGCGCACCTCCTATGACGATATGGACATACTAAATTAAATCAAATGGCAAAGTTAATAAGAAAAATAAGTGTAGGCACAGATTATAAAAATGAGGCTATGCACTACTCAGTAGGTCAAGAAGTTTATGGAGGACATAAGATTTGCGACATACTAGAGGAAGAAGGTTGTTATAAGATATTTATAACTAAAAATAAAGAAGTTCTTCCTTGGAAACATTTTAATTCAAATATGGCGGTATCCGTCGAATATAATCTAGATTATTAAATGCAATCATTATTTGACTATATCATATCTACTGAAAACCGCTATAATAATGTGGTTAAAATTGACGACAAAAAATTAATTGTTAACACTGAAATTACAGAACGTGACCACATTTTTGTTAATCGTATTGGTACTGTTTATTCTTGCCCTCTTACAAGCGATGCGGCGATAGAAAAAGGAGACGATGTTATATTACATCACAATGTATTTAGAAGATGGTATGATCAACACCAAAACGAAAGAAATTCAGCTAGTTATATAGGTGAAAATAGATATTTAGTAGCTAATGATCAAATATATGCTTATAAAAGAGATGGTGAATGGAAATGTTTACCTGAATACTGCTTTGTAAAGCCAATATATAAAGAAGATGATTGGGCGCTTCAGACTGATGAAAATTTATCAGGGGAGTTAGTATATCTAAATAAAGAATTAGAAGATCTAGGACTGTCTAAGGGCTCTATAATAGGCTTTACGCCTAACTCAGAATATGAGTTTACTATAGATGGCCAAAAATTATATCGAATATTATCAAATAAAATAACTATTAACTATGGATCGAAGACAGAAAATAGTTCAAGCAGCTGAAAAAGCTTTAATAGAACTAGACAAAGTTATAAGACAAAAAATTGATTTAGTTGAACTAGATCCTGAAAAAGCTAAAACAGCAGCTCAAGCTAAGTGGGTTGCTATAGAAGATTCTTTAAAAATAATTGAAAAAATAGAACAACTTTCTGAAACTAAAGAAAACAAAAAAGAAAAAAAAGCTTTTTTAGGAGTTGAAAATCGTATTAAATAATGTATAAGCAAACTCTTTACACAGTACATAGCGATCATTTAGCTGATAAAAAAGTTAAACATACTAATAAACATAAAAACTTTAAATACGGTTACAACGAAGATTTAGATTGTGTCATCATAAGTAAAGATGGTACGTTAGGAAACATATATAACATACAAGGTCTCAAGGTAGGATTACCTAAAACTCCAGATAAAATAGATGGAGAAGACCTAAAGAAAGTTGATCAAGTTTTTAAAGTGGCTAATAAACCAGAATCATTAAGCAAACTAAAAACAATATATGACTTTCAGAACGTTTCAGAAGATATTAAAGAAAAGTATTATAGCTACATTGACCGTGAGTTTAATCGCAGGGATGCTGGTTATTGGTTCATGTGCAACGGTGCCGCGAACTACATTACAGGATCGCACTATGTCTATCTCACTTGGACAAAGATCGACGTGGGATCACCTGATTTTAGACAGGCAAACAGGATATTTTACTACTTTTGGGAGGCGTGTAAGGCTGATAAACGGAGCTACGGAATGTGCTACCTTAAGAATAGACGATCTGGATTTAGCTTTATGGCGTCTTCAGAGACAGTCAACTTGGCAACTACCTCTAAGGACTCAAGATTTGGGGTCTTATCTAAGACTGGAGCAGATGCTAAGAAGATGTTCACAGACAAGATTGTACCCATTTCAATCAACTATCCGTTTTTCTTTAAACCAATACAGGACGGAATGGAACGTCCCAAAACAGAATTATCCTACAAGATTCCTTCCAAGAGGCTTACCAGAAATTCCCTTAAGGAAACCAATCAAGAAGAAGAAGAGAGATTGGGAGCAGGCTTGGACACCACGATCGACTGGAAGAACACGGGCGACAACTCGTACGATGGGGAGAAACTACAACTCCTCGTCCACGACGAATCGGGTAAATGGGAGAGGCCCGACAACATCCTCAATAACTGGAGGGTCACGAAAACCTGCCTCAGGCTCGGTGCAAAAATTGTAGGTAAATGTATGATGGGATCAACATCTAATGCTTTGTCAAAAGGTGGAGATAACTTTAAAAAATTATTTTATAATTCAGATGTTAAAAATAGAAACCGCAATGGTCAGACTGCAAGTGGATTATATTCTTTGTTCATACCTATGGAATGGGGTTACGAAGGATTTATCGACAAGTATGGGTATCCTGTATTCGACACCCCACAAGAATCGATTGAAGGAATTGATGGGGAAGCGATATACACAGGAGTTATTGAGCACTGGGAAAATGAAGTGGATGGTTTAAAAGGAGATAGTGATGCTTTAAATGAGTACTATAGACAGTTTCCAAGATCAGAAAAACATGCTTTCAGAGATGAAACAATAAATTCGTTATTTAATTTAACTAAAATATACGAACAAATAGATTTTAATGAAGAAATGACAGCTAAAGGCCATGTTGTACAAGGTACATTTAGTTGGAAAAATGGTATTAAAGATACTGAAGTAGTTTGGATTCCAACTAAAAATGGGAGATTTAAAGTATCTTGGTTACCTAAAAATAATTTTCAAAATAATATAATACATAAAAATGGAATTAAATATCCTGGCAACGATGGTTTAGGTGCTTTTGGATGTGATTCCTATGATATATCAGGAACAGTTGGCGGTGGTGGATCTAATGGTTCATTACACGGTTTAACTACTTTTAGCATGACGCCTGATGTGCCTACGACAAAATTCTTTTTAGAATACATTGCAAGACCTCAAACTGCTGAAACTTTTTTTGAAGAAGTTTTAATGGCTTTGGTTTTTTATGGTATGCCTATTTTAGCAGAAAATAATAAACCAAGATTACTATATCACTTAAAGAGAAGAGGTTATAGAGGTTTTTCAATGAATAGACCTGACAAATTAATTGGTAATTTATCTAAAACAGAATTAGAACTAGGTGGTATACCTAATACATCTGAAGACATAAAGCAAGCACACGCTGCAGCAATAGAATCTTACATAGAAGATTACGTTGGTAAAATCAATGAAAACCATGGTAATATGTATTTTCAAAGAACTTTAGAAGATTGGGCTAAATTTGATATATCAAAAAGAACAGCATATGATGCATCTATAAGTAGTGGTTTAGCTATCATGGCTTGTAGAAAACATATGTATAGACCTAACATGCAAAGAACAACAAAAAATGTTGGTTTTAGTTTTTCTAAATATAAAAACGAAGGATCAATGAGTGAGATAATAAAATAAATATGGCAATAAATACAGGACAACTTCCTACACAATTTCCGAGTCAAGCAGTCTCAGATGAAGTAAAAATGTCAAGAGAATATGGTTTATCTGTGTCTAGGGCTATTGAGCAGGAATGGTTTAATAGAGATAATGGACCTGGAATGTATTTTCAAACTAGAGATGAATTTCATAGGTTAAGATTATATGCTAGAGGTGAACAATCTATTAGAAAATATAAAGATGAATTTGCAGTTAATGGTGATTTATCTTATCTTAATTTAGATTGGAAACCAGTACCTATAATACCTAAATTTGTTGATATTGTTGTTAACGGTATGCAAGACAGATTGTTTGATATAAAAGCATTTGCTCAAGATCCTATATCAACAGGTAAAAGAACTAAATTTGTTAATGATATTCAAAGAGATATAAACGCTCAAGGTTTGTTAAAACAAATAGAAAGTCAACTTGGTGTTAATGCTAGAAATGTTCCTGAAGAAGATTTACCAGCAAACTCTGAAGAGTTAGAACTTTACATGCAATTAGGATATAAGCAAGGTATTGAAATAGCTGAAGAACAGGCTATAAATAATGTTTTTTTAACAAATAAATTTCCTGAATTAAAAAAGAGGTTTGACTATGATTTAACAGTATTAGGAATAGGTGCTGTTAAAAATACTTTTAATAATACAGATGGCATTAAGTTAGATTATGTTGATCCAGCAAATTTAATATGGTCATATACGGAAGATCCTAATTTTGAAAATTGTTATTATTTTGGTGAAGTTAAAAGAATATCTTTAAATGAATTAAAAAAAGAGTTTCCGGACTTGCCTGATGAAGAAATATATGAACTAACTAAAAAAGGTTCAAATTGGGTTGACATATACAACAATAGTTGGCAAGCAAATTCAAGCGGTGGCGATATTGACAACAACAATACATTAACTGTTTTATATTTTAACTGGAAAACTTGGGAAAACAATGTATATAAAATAAAAGAAACTTCAACAGGAGCTTCTAGAGCAATAGCTAAAAGTGATTCTTTTAATCCACCACAAGATAAAAGAACTAGATTTGAGCGCGTTGCACAAGCTAGAGAAGTTGTATATGAAGGCGTTTTTATATTAGGAACAGATACAATGTTAAAGTGGAAGAAAGCAACAAACATGATCCGTCCTTCTTCTAACACCAACAAAGTTCTAATGAATTATACTGTTTCAGCTCCTAGAATATACAAGGGTAAAATAACATCACTTGTTTCTAAGATGACACCTTATGCTGATTTAGTTCAATTAACACATCTAAAGCTACAACAAGCAATACAAAGAATGACACCTTCAGGTGTTTTTATAGACGCAGACGGTCTAGCTGAAGTTGATTTGGGTAATGGCACAAGCTATAATGCTCAAGAAGCTTTAAATATGTATTTTTCAACTGGTTCTATTATAGGTAGATCATTAACAGTTGAGGGTGATCCTAACCCAGGAAGAGTTCCAATACAAGAATTACCAGGAAGTCAAGGTGGACAAATACAAGTTTTAGTTGGTGCTTATAATCAGTATATACAAATGATGAGAGATGTTACTGGTTTAAACGAAGCTAGAGATGGTTCTGATCCAGATCCTAATGCTTTAGTTGGAGTTCAAAAACTAGCAGCAGCTAATAGTAACACAGCTACAAGACATATATTATCTTCAAGTATGTATATAACTCTAGCTTTAGCTGAAGCAATATGCTTAAGATTTAAAGACGTTTTAGAATTTCATCCAACAAAAGAAGCTTTTATAGGTTCTTTAGGACAGTTTTCAGTAGGTTCATTAGAAGAAATGAAAAATTTACATTTACATGATTTTGGTATATTTCTAGAACTAATGCCTGATGAAGAAGAAAAATCTTTACTAGAGGCAAACATACAAGTTGCTTTGTCTAGAGACAGTATAAACCTTGAAGATGCTATAGACATAAGAGAGGTTAAAAATCTAAAACTTGCTAATCAATTACTTAAGATTAGAAGAGTTAGAAAACAACAAATGGATCAAGAACAAGCTCAAGCGGCTAGCGTAGCTCAAGCTGAGGCTCAAGGCGCTGCTCAAGTTCAAATAGAAGAAGCTAAAGCACAAGCAGAGCAAATTAAAACAGCATCTAAA